GATCATGCCTAGTCTCGTGGGCTCGGAGATGTGTATAAGAGACAGATGTAAGGCCAAGGGGTGGGGGCTGGTAGCAAAACAGGAGGATGGCATGGAAATCACAAAGCGGCGGCTTGCGGATATTGTACCGTATGCCGCAAATGCAAAAAAGCATGATAAGCGGCAAATCAACAACGTTGCGGAGAGCATCAAGCAGTACGGCTTTGTACAGCCGATTGTGATTGACCGTGACGGCGTGATTGTAATCGGCCACTGCCGCGCTCTGGCGGCAAAAAAGCTGGGCATGGAAGAAGTGCCCTGTGTCTGCGTGGACGATCTGACACCGGAGCAAGTGAACGCCCTGCGGTTGGTGGACAACAAGAGCAACGAGAGCGATTGGGACTTTGACCTGCTGAAAGGCGAACTGCCGGAGTTGGATTTATCGGCGTTTGATTTTGACTTTTCTTTTCCGGAGCTGGACGAATCCGAAATTGAAGAAATGACCAACGAGCAAAGAGAGCAGGAGTTTCGGGAAAGGATGGAGCGTGGAGAGCTTTCAGACGATGATGAGGACTACCAAGCTTTCCTTGAAAAGTTCGAGGCGAAGAAAACAACGGACGATTGCTACACGCCGGATAACATCTACGACGCAGTAAGAGATTGGGTGGCCGAGAAGTACGAAATTGGCAATGCCGCGATTGTGCGCCCGTTTTATCCGGGCGGAGATTATAAAAGCGAGAAATACCCTTCCGGGTGTGTTGTGATAGACAATCCGCCTTTTTCCATTATTTCAGAAATCTGCGAGTGGTACACAAGCAAGAGAATCAACTTCTTTCTTTTCGCTCCAACGCTTACACTCCTCGGAATTATGCGCGGTTCGGCAAACTATGTGGCGTGCGGGTGCGGAGTTGTGTATGAAAACGGCGCGTCTGTCAATACGTCGTTTGTTACCAACATGGGGGGCAATAAGATTGTCGCTGCCGCTGATTTAAGAGAAATACTGGATGACGAGAACAAACAGAATCTCAAAAAGTTGCACAGAGAACTGCCGAAATACTCATATCCAGATGAGGTTTTGACAGCAACGATGCTGTGTTATATGGCAGCTCACGGCGTAAGCCTTGAAATTAGAGAAAGAGATGCACATTTTATCCGCGCGCTTGACGCACAGAAAGCGTCGGGGAAAGGCTTGTTCGGCTCCGGCTTTTTGCTATCGGAAAAGGCTGCTGCGGAAAAGGCTGCTGCGGAAAAGGCTGCTGCGGAGAAAGTAAGAGTATGTAATACAAACGTGTGGGAACTTTCCGACAGAGAAAAGAAAATCGTGGCAGGGCTTGGGCATGACGATTGAAGAAGCACAGGCAATTATTGCCAAAACAAATAGCCCATATCTAAAGCGGGACATGGAGAAGTTTATTAAACGCCAGCAGAGAAAGGAGGGCGCGTATGGCAAGGCCAAGAAAGGAAATAGATCAGAAGCAGTTCGAGAACCTCTGCGGCCTGCAATGCACGCTTGAGGAAATCTGCGGTTGGTTTGATGTAACTGATAAAACACTGGATGGTTGGTGTAAACGCACCTATCATGCCAGTTTCTCCGAGGTATTTAAACAAAAGCGCGGCGCGGGGAAAATTTCACTGCGTCGGAGCCAGTGGCGATTGGCTGAAAAGAACGCTACAATGGCGATCTTCCTCGGTAAACAATTTTTGGGGCAGCGTGACAGCGTGGACGTGGCGGTGACGGACGCGAAGGGCATTGCATTGGACGAGTTGGAGAAGATGGTGATGCAGAATGACGCGGATACAAGCGGCGGAACTGCTGATACATAATCCCATTGCGTTCGGTCATGCCGTTGGGTTTGATAAGCTGGGCGCGCTGCACAACGCATGGATACAGGATATGGTGCGCGGTAGTGAGGACAAAACCTTGCAGGCGCATCGTGGCAGCTACAAAACAACGTGCGTTTCGATTGCGCTGGCGGAGATCATCGTCCTTCTGCCGAATCTCAAAACGCTGTTTATGCGAAAAACGGATGCGGACGTGAAAGAGGTTGTGCGGCAGGTGCGAAATCTGCTGCTATCGCCATACATGGAGGCACTGTGCGAGAAGATCCACGGAAAACCGCTGATCCTGACAACGGTATCCGCGACGGAGATTTCCACGAATCTGGCAGCGGACAACAAGGGCACGAGCCAGCTTGTGGCGTGCGGCGTGAACGGGTCCTTGACCGGCAAGCATTTTGACCGCATATTTACGGACGATATTGTAAACGTGCAGGATCGCATTTCCCGCGCAGAGCGAGACCATACAAAAACGATCTATCAGGAGTTACAGAATATCCGCAATCGTGGCGGGCGCATTTTTAACACCGGAACGCCCTGGCACAAGGAAGACGCGTTTTCCATGATGCCGAATATCGAAAAGTACGATTGCTATTCAACTGGGTTGATCTCCGGGGATGAGTTGCAAACCATTAAATCGTCTATGACGTCATCCCTGTTTGCAGCAAACTACGAGCTGCGGCACATTGCCAGTGATGATGTGATCTTTGACACGCCGCAAATGGGCGCGGAGCCTTGCCTTGCAGAGCAGGGCATTTGCCATATCGACGCGGCATACGGCGGCGATGACTACACGGCGTTTACGGTCGCCCGGAAGAAGGGAACGACATATTACCTCTATGGGCGGCTTTGGCACAAGCATGTGGACGATTGCATGGATGAGATCATCCGGCTTCGGAAGTCTTTCAATGCTGGGGTGATTTACTGCGAGACCAACGCCGACAAGGGCTATCTGGCAAAGGCGTTGCGCGCGAAGGGGGAACGGGCCGTTACCTATCACGAAAGCATGAACAAATCCCTTAAAATCACAAGCTATCTCAAGGCGGAATGGCGCAATGTGGTTTTTGTGGCCGGGACGGATGATGCGTATATCGACCAGATTTGCGATTACAACGAGAACGTGGAGCATGATGACGCGCCGGACAGCGCGGCCAGCATCGTAAAGCGGTTGTGGAACAAACGCGACAGCTCTGATTATGTTTCCATTCTGAGACAAGGGGTGAGCGGAGATTAAGACATATAATGACCTTGTGGCGGTGGGCGAGGACGAAAAGGCGCGGATGGAGTTTATCCGCAGCGCGATCAACGAGCACCGTGAATCCCACGCATATAAGACGGCGGCGGATGCTGAGGAATATTACAACGGGCTGAATCCGACAATCAACCGCTATGAAAAGATCATCTATGATATGCAGGGCCGCGCCCACGCGGATATGTGGACGGCAAACCACAAGCTGGCCAGCCGATTCTTCGGTCTGGCGGTGGATCAGGAGGTATCGTATCTTCTGGGCAACGGCGTGACCTTCGCGGAGAAGGAAACACCAAACAAGCTATGCCCGGACTTTGACCAGGAAGTCATGGATGCGGCGCGTGAGGCGAAAATCGCAGGCGTGTCTTTCGGCTTCTGGGATCTGACGCATTTGCGGGTGTTCTCCTTGCTTGAGTTTGTCCCTCTCTACGATGAGGAAGACGGTGCAATGAAAGCTGGTATCCGGTTCTGGCAGGTGGCACAGGATAAGCCGTTGAGAGCGACGCTGTATGAGATTGACGGCTTTACCGAGTATTTCCAGCCCAGCGGCGAAAATATGGACGTCATGCAGCCGAAGCGCAGTTATAAGCTGATCGAGCGCAAGGCCGAAGTTGGCGAAACCGAAATCTATGACGGTGGGAATTATCCGAGTTTCCCCATCGTGCCGCTGAAAAACAACAAGCGGTGCCTATCCGAGATTGTCGGCAAGCGCAATACCATTGACGCGCTGGATTTGGCGTCCTCCAACATGGTAAACAACGTGGACGAGGGCAATCTGATCTATTGGGTGATTTCCAATTGTGAGGGCATGACGGATCTGGACGATGCAAAGTTTGTTGAACGGCTGAAAACCACCCATGTAGCCCACGCCAACGGCGATGATGGCGCAAAGGTGGAAAGTAAGACCATCGAGGCTCCCTATGAGGGCACCAGCAGCACCATTGATATGCTCAAGAAAAAGCTGTACGAAGATTTCCAGTGCTTTGACGCGGCGGCGGTATCCGCAGGGAACCAGACGGCGACCGCGATCAAGGCCAGCTATGTGCCGTTGGATTTGAAGACGGACAAGTTTGAATCCGAGGTAACGCGGTTTATTGTTGAGATTCTGCGTTTGGCAGGCATTGAGGACCAGCCGAGTTACACGCGCAACCAGATTATCAACAAGAGCGAGGAAACACAGAACATCCTTCTGGGCGCGGCGTATTACGATGACGAATACATCACAAAGAAGCTGCTGACCATCAACGGCGACATTGACCAGTACGAGGACATGGCAAAGCGGAAGGCGGCAGAAGAACTTGACCGGAGCATTGAAGATCCGGACGCGCCGGGGGTGAGCGGCGATGGCGACCAGTGATCTTGGGCATCAACTGACCGACAAGGAACTTGCGAAGTTGGAACGGCGCATTGCGAAGCTGTACCGTGAGGCTGGGAAAGAGCTGCAAGCTACCATCGACGCGTATTTTGAGCAATTCAAAAAGCGCGACGAGGAAATGAAAGCTCTGATCGGCACCGTGCAAAACGGTAAGGAATGGACGGAGGCCGACTATAAGCAATGGCGGCTGAACCAGATCGGGCGTGGGGAACGCTATCAGGCCATGCGTGACAGGGTGGCGCACCGCGTGACCGATGCAAACGCTGTGGCGGTGTCTTACACCAATGATGCTACTCCTGGTATCTATTCCCTCAACCGCAACTATGCGGCGTATACCATCGAGAGTGTGGCTGGGGACGTGGGCTTTGACCTGTGGGACGAGCAGACGGTGAAACGCCTAATCGTGGAGCAACCGGGGTTGATGCCGTACTATCCAAAGGACAGAGCACTGAAACGCGGGATCGATCTCGCATACGGCAAGAGGCAAATTACGGCCAGTGTCACCAGCTCCATCTTACAGGGGTTGAGTATCAAGCGCATGGCGGATGACTTGCAAAAGCGGATCACCACCATGAGCCGGGATTCCGCCATCCGCACGGCCAGAACTGCCGTGACCGGAGCGCAGAACGCCGGACGCATGGACAGCTACGCGGCGGCGGAGAAGATGGGCATTAAGCTCAAGAAACAATGGCTTGCGACGCTGGACGGCAGAACGCGACACGCCCACGCCATGTTAGACGGCCAGACGGTGGACATTGACAAGCCGTTTAAAGTCGATGGTAACGAGATCATGTTTCCCGGCGATACTTCCGCACCCGGCTACCTCGTGTATAACTGCCGCTGTACGGTGCTTTCAGTCGTGGATGGCGTAGATACATCATACGGCCTGCGGAGAACACGCGACGGGCTTATATCCGACATGACATACGCACAGTGGGAAGCATCGAAGCAGGGATACAGTGGCAGACAGTTATCCACATATCACATGGGTAGCGAAAAATCTGAAAAGGATGTTACGAAGAAATACATAGATTCTGCTAATCCCCGCATGGGTAAGGTACGATACGAAAACGGATATCACATAAAGGGGCACAAGACCGAAATCGAAATTGCAAACCAACTCAGAGATCAATTCGGCGGGAAGTTCGTGCTACTGAAAGAATCGCAGACGCCAGGTATGAAAATGCCAGACATGCTGTGGAAAGGGAAGCAATGGGAAATAAAGTCGATTTCCACAGAAAAAGCCGCAGATAGCGCTCTGCGCAAAGCGATAAAGCAGATACACGGGAACCAAGGCGGAGTGATTTTTGATGTCGCCGATGGGATTGATAAGCAAAAACTAATTGATGTATTGGATGCGAGAGCAACAAGAAGCAAATCGTTTAATGCAGATATAATTGCGTTGCATAACGGGTCTGTCCTTTTTGCGCGGCGATATAAAAAATGAGGCAACCCCCCACCAGAACGGGCGGAGGATTACCTCGATAAAACGGAAACATGAGTTTCCTCATAGGTAGTATATGCAATTTCCGTAAAATAGTCAAGAGGGTTTTGAAAATGAGCGTTGAAATCCAAGACCACAGCGCGGAGGTTTCTGCTGAGATCAAAGCGGCACTGCTGCGGGGCCTTGAAAAGATCGGGCTGGTGGCAGAGGGATATGCGAAAAAGCTGTGCCCCGTTGACACCGGCAATCTGCGCAACAGCATTACCCATGTGGTAGACGAAGGTGGTGATGCGGTTTACATAGGCACCAACAGCGAGTATGGGGCCTATGTGATACACAAGCGGAACTTGGCACAGGAAAGTATTATCCGGGTGGCAGGCCGAATCCTTGGGTATATCAAGATGCAAAGGGACAATTTCACCTTACGCATGGGCAACGTGCCCAACCATACCTAAAGCCATCTGCAGCGGACCATTTGAGCCAGTACAAACAAATCATAGAATCTGAGTTAAAACGTTGACTTTTCTGCCCGAATATGGTACAATATATTCGAGGTGGGAACGATGAAAAACAACAAAAACATCAAGGATTTAACTGGGCAGAGATTTGGCAGATTGGTTGTAGTCGGTCTGCATCCAACGGAAACGCGAAAAACCTATTGGGTCTGTCAGTGTGACTGTGGAAATGTGAAAATTGTTCGTTCTGATAGCCTGCAATGCGGCGCAATTCGCTCTTGTGGTTGCTTGAAAAAGGAACAGGATAAGAAAAACCTTATCTTGGGCGATGGGCGCAGGAAGTTTGCAGAGACCGGATTTAAGGTTGGGGGAACAAGGATTTACAACATCTGGCAAAACATGAAAGCAAGGTGTTATAATGAACATGATGCACGATACGACAGATACGGCGGACGTGGCATAAAGGTATGCGAGGAATGGCGTTCTGATTTTATTGCGTTCCATGATTGGGCCATGTCCCACGGATATCAGGATGATTTGACCATTGACCGCATTGACAACGATGGTGACTATTGCCCTGATAATTGCCGGTGGTCCACGGTTAAAGAACAGTGCAATAACCGGAGTACAAACGTCAATATCAAAATCGGGAACGCTACAAAGACCCTTACGGAGTGGTGTGAGATATTCCAACTCGACCCTATAAAGATACATTCTCGATACAAATTGCATGAGTTTATCAGCATAGATGATTTATTCAACCCGTAGGCAACTGGCACATGATCCACGGTAATAAACCGCAGCCGTTTCTGAAACCTGCTGCCGCCGATCATGCCGCACAGTATCGGGACATTTTGGAAAGCGAGCTAAAAAATGGATAACGAGACCATCAAGGCCATCGAGGCCATTATACGGCGCGGCAATGACGCGGAGATCCGGCGCAAGGGCGACGGGTATATCGTGTTAGAGGTAAAAAAGACAATCAAATATTCAACTTCCGCGTAATAGGGCGCGGAAAAGGGCAATAGGAGCCAGCTACCGAGTTTTTCTCGGTGGTTGGCTCTTTTGTTTTAGGTAAAACCCGCGAGGTACAGCGGTTTTTATACAACGTTCGCCCCCGAAGAATTGGGGCCAAGGAAAAGGAGAACGAATAACATGGCGAAATTTACGAGAGCGGAAATTAGAAATATTCTCGGCGAAGCTTGCACCGAAGAGATCGAAAATCGCTTGGTTGCGCTGCATCTGGGCGTGGTTGACCCCCTCAAGGACGATCTCACGAAGTACAAGGCGGACGCGGAGAAGCTGCCCAGCGTCCAGAAGGAATTGGACGACCTCAAGGCAGCGGGTGACGGCGGCTATAAGGAAAAGTACGAGAAGGAACACTCGGCCTTTGAAACTTACAAATCCGACGTCACGGCAAAGGAAAGCAAGGCGGCAAAGGAAAAGGCCGTGCGCGCTTACTTTGAGAGCAAAAACATCACCGGCGCAAATTTGGACCTTGCCATGCGTGGCTGCGGCGAAGAAATGGCCGCATTGGAGCTGGACGGCGAGAAGATCAAGGACACTAAGAGCCTTGATGCACTCGTAAACGGCACCTACAAGGGGCTTGTCTCCACCACGCAGACGCACGGTGCGAATCCTGCCAATCCCCCGGCGAACACCGGTGGCGCGAAGACCCGCGAGGACATCTATAAGAAGGACGATAAGGGCCGCTATGTGATGTCTACGGCGGAGCGCCAGAAAGCGCTTGCCGATCTGATGGCAAGCGAAAACAACTGATTTTTTGAAAGGAGCTATTTATGGCTGCGAAAACTAACGTAACAACTTCTGCCCAGTTTACCACTTCTGCCCGTGAGGTGGATTTCGTGTCCCGCTTCGCTGATAACTGGGACGCACTGCGCAACATCATGGGCATTATGCGTCCCATCCGCAAGGCCCCCGGCACGAAGCTGGTTTCCTACAAGGCCAGCGTGGACGGCGGTCTCAAGGGCGGCACTGTGGCTGAGGGTGACGAGATCCCCTTCACCAAGATGAAGGTGGAGCCTGTTGCCTACGGCGACATCGACATTTCCAAGTATGCCAAGAGCGTGACGATCGAGAGCGTGGCAAAGTACGGCGCTGACGTTGCCGTGGAGAAGACCGACGAGGCTTTCCTCGTTGCCCTGCAGAACAAGGTCCTGACCGACTTCTATACCTTCCTCGGTACCGGCACTTTGAAGGTGACCGAGAAGACGTGGCAGCGTGCTCTGGCTATGGCTAAGGGCAAGGTGCTGGACAAGTTTGCCGGTCTCGACAAGGACGTGACCGAGGTGGTGGGCTTTGCCAACATCATCGACGCTTACGATTACCTGGGCGACAAGGAGATCACCGTGCAGACGATGTTCGGCATCAACTACGTGGAGAACTTCATGGGCTACCGCACCCTGTTCCTGCTGCCCGAGAAGTACATTGCCTCCAAGAAGGTGATTGCTCTGCCCGTGGAAAACATCGACCTGTACTATGTGGACCCCAGCGACAGCGACTTTGCCAAGCTGGGCCTGAACTACACCGTGAAGGGCGAAACAAACCTGATCGGCGTTCACGTCGACGGCGATTACAGCCGCGCCACCGGCGATATGTACGCCATCATGGGCATGAAGTTGTGGGCTGAATATCTGGACGGCATTGCCGTGGCTACCGTTTCGGTGGCCGGTGCGGGCTAAATAGGGGGGCAGCGTAATGCTTGAACAGGTCTTACGGCACTTGAACAACTGGTTCCTCGTGGACACTCACGAGGGCACGTTCACCGTGGAGAATGGCAGCATTACGCTGCCCTTTCTCCAAACCAATCAATATTTCCGCATCTGCGGCTCCGTGTTCAACGATGGCCTGCACCTGTATCCGGCGGTTGACCTGACGGATGAAACATTTATCGGTACGGTGTGGGCGCTGGCGGTTCCGAAGGCGGTTGTGACGCTTTCCATCGACATTGCCGCGTGGGAAGAAAAGAACGGTGAAGCCGTTTTAAGCCCTTACACGAGCGAGAGTTTCGGGGGGTACAGTTACACCAAGGCGAGTGGCGGAAAGTCCGACACGAGCGCTGTGACGGGCTGGCAGGATGCTTTTAAGGGCCGCTTGAATGGCTGGAGGAAACTCAAGGGGGTGGAGCCGTAATGCTGTTGGATGCGTTTGGGAAAAAGTGCGTGCTGATTGAAAAGAAACGCACGGGCGACGGCGCTGGCGGCTACATCACGGAATGGGTTGACGGTGCTGAATTTCTCAACTATCAGGCGCTTGATACATCCATGGAGGCCCGGAGGGCGGAACAGGAGGGCGTGACCTCGGTGTATTCCGCACTGGTCAACCGGGACGTGCCCATTGAGTACAACGATTATTTCCGGGATGGGGAAACGGGGCTGACCTACCGGGTGACGTCTAACCCGGAGGAGAAGGCGGCTCCGAAATCTGCCGGACCGGCAATCCGGGCGCTGAAATTCTTCACTGCGGAGCGAAAGGAGCTGCCAAAATGACGAAGGATAAGGCGCTCCATGCGTGGTTTTCTCAATTCCTCCCGGCATTTCCAACATCCAATGTGCCGGAGGACGCGACGTTCCCGTGGCTGACCTATGAACTGATTACCGGGTCATGGGAGAGCGGGGGAATCGCTCTGACGGTAAACCTCTGGTATTACACGGAAAGCGAGGCAATTCCCAACGCCAAGGCACAGGAAATCTCTGACGCCATCGGCATGGGCGGCTGCATGGTGCCGTACGACGACGGGGCAATGTGGATCAAGCGCGGCTCCCCGTGGTGCCAGAACATCGCGGACGAAAGCGATAAAAACATCAAGCGGCGGTATCTCAACATCACTGTGGAATACCTGTCGCAAAACTGATGAAAGGACGACGATATGAAATTTACAAAAATCCCTTCCGACGCATTTCAGAAATTACAGATCAACGCCGGTATTCTGACCACCGATTTCACCCCGGCCACCGGAACCATCGGAGAGGCGGGACAGATCGGCGCGACTACCGGCGGCGTGAATTTTACCGCAACGCCGACCTATTCGGACTTTGGCGAGGACATTGACAACTGCCCCAAGAACATGAAGGAGCTGAAACGGCTGGATTCCTGGGAGGCGAAGATGACGGGTACGTTTATCAACGCAGACACCAAGATCGCAAAGAGCCTTTGCGGTGCTGCCGATGTGGGTACCAGCGATGGAAAGGTCACGCCTCGGAACGATCTGGCGGACGCTGACTTTGCCGACATCTGGCTGGTGGGCGACTACTCCGACAAGAACGGCGATAAAAATGGCGGCTTCATCGCCATTCACCTGATGAATGCACTGTCCACCGGCGGCTTCCAGCTGCAGACCAGCGACAAGGCAAAGGGGCAGTTTACATTTGAGTATACCGCCCACTACTCCATGGCAGCACAGGACACGGTCCCCTTTGAGATCTACATTAAGGCCGGTACGGCGGAGGGCTGATATGAAACTTTCCGACATTCATGGCGAGCGGGTGTTTGATGTTATCGCAGATATCATTGACCCCATTGCCAACATTGCAGAGGACGAAAAGGCATCCGCCATGTTTCGGCGTGAAAAGATCCCCGAGGGAATGACGGTGAAGGAGTTTGCAATGCAGCGGGCGCGTAAAGCGCTCCCTGCACTGCTCAAGCAGCATAAGGGGGATATCATCGATATCCTTTCTGCTATCGAAGGCGTAAGCGCAGAAGCCTACAAGGGGACGCTGAATCTCGCAAAACTGATGCGGGACGCAACAGAACTTCTGACGGATGAGGCGTTTGGAGAACTTTTTATCTCAGCGCAGAGCGGGAAATCCTCTGGCTCTGCGCAGGAGAATACCGAGGGCGAAAACAAGTAAAGCCTTTCCTGTGGTACTGTGTGGCGCGGGCCAAAGAGAGAGCGAAAACCGAGGCATATCGCATCTATGTGACCGACGCGCTGCGAATTGTGGCCGAAAACACGGCACGATACGCGGGCGGGAACTACATCAAGGCGCGATACGCGGACATTATTGAGCCGAAGAAGCAGGACAACAGGACATGTGAAGAGATCACCGCCGATGTGGTCGCGCGGTGCGGATTGGTGGTGAAAGCATGAATTTAATGGACCTGTTTATCAAGGTAACTGTGGACGACAGCGGCGTGGACAGTGGGTTTTCCGAGACAGGACAAAAAGCGGATGCGTTGGCAAGCAAACTGAAAGGCGGGCTTGCAACGGCGGCGAAGGCTGGTGCGGCTGCTTTAACGGCAGCTGCAACCGGCATCTCCATATTGACAAAAAAATCCATTGACGGATACGCGGAATACGAGCAGCTTGTCGGAGGCGTAGAGACACTGTTCAAAAACTCTGCCGATAAAGTCATAGAATATGCGAACCGTGCGTATGAAACCGCAGGGCTTTCCGCTAATGAGTATATGGACACAGTTACGTCATTTTCGGCGTCGCTGTTGCAGGGGCTTGGCGGTGACACAGAAAAGGCGGCGGAGGTAGCAAACCAGGCTGTCATTGACATGGCGGATAACGCGAACAAGATGGGCACAAGTATGGAAATGATCCAAAACGCCTATCAAGGTTTCGCAAAGCAAAACTATACCATGCTGGATAACCTCAAACTCGGTTATGGTGGCACGGCGACAGAAATGGCGCGGCTTATCAACGATTCAGGGGTGTTGGGCGATACCGTCGAGGTCACAGCGGACACAGTCAATAGCGTTTCTTTCGACAAGATGATTGAAGCAATCCATGTGATCCAAGATCAAATGGGGATCACCGGGACAACGGCGGAGGAAGCGGCAAGCACTATCGAAGGCAGCGTTAACATGATGAAATCCGCTTGGTCAAACCTTGCAACCGGAATTGCAGACGATAACGCAGACCTTGACCAGCTGATTGAAAACTTCACCTATTCGGTCGGCAAAGCGGCCGAAAATATTCTTCCGCGCATTGAAAAGATTTTTACCGGGTTTGGGGATTTAATTACACGGCTTGCCCCGGTTATTTCCGAGCAGTTGCCATCGCTTGTTAGCTCTGTTTTGCCGTCGCTTGTGAGTGCTGCCACTGCTTTAGTGCAGGGAGTTGTAGACGCAGCTCCCGGAATTGTTGCGGCACTTGCGGATATAGCCCCTGAAATTACGGGAGCAATTTTGTCGGTTATTCCGCAATTATTAGACGCAGGAGTGCAAATGCTAATTGCTCTGGTACAAGGCATCGCGTCGGCCATGCCGGAAATTGCACCGCAGTTGGTTGATTGCGTGGTACAGATTGCGGAAATATTGACTCAGCCAGACACACTTGTTGCCCTTATTGAAGCAAGCACAATGTTTATTGTTGCGCTTGCAGAAGGCCTAATTGATAATCTGCCAAAGCTTTTGGATGCAGCCCCTGAGATTATCAAAAACCTTGCATCCGCGTTTATCCAGTCCATAGGCTATATCGGCGAAGCCGCCATCGAAATCGGAATAGCCCTTGTTAAAGGAATCTGGGAAGGCATCAAGAGAATGGGCGATTGGCTAACAGGCATGGTAAAGGGCTTTTTCGACGGCATTGTGGATGGCGTAAAAGGCGTTCTCGGTATTCACTCACCGTCCCGCGTCTTCGCCGGGATCGGCGAAAACATGGTGCTTGGCTTGGGCGAGGGCTGGGATAACGAATACGGCAATATCAAGCGCAGCATTGCATCTGGCATGGACTTTGGAACGGCATCAGTCGATTTTGGAGCATCCGGCGTCGCGGCGATCGGCAACTCTATTGCGTCCGGTGTTGGTGCATTGGCGACCGGCGGTGTGGGAAGTATTGTAATCAATTTGACAACCGAACTTGACGGCGCGGTATTGGCGCGAAAAATGGTGCCGTACAACGCAGCGGAGACATTAAGGAGCGGCGCATGAGTAAAACGATCAAGATCAACGGTATTGATTTTACATCCTACTTTACGCCGGTCGGCTACAAGGTGGGACACAAAAAAATCAAAGGGCCAAACGAGGGGTATATGCTGGACGGCAGTTTTACGGAAGATGTGCTTGCAATCAAGGCAGTTATTACCTGTACGTGTATGCCTCTAACGGAAACACAGCTGAACACGTTACTCGAGCAACTGTACAGTGGAAATCTGAGCGTATATTTTTTCGACACCCAAAGCGGAGGATATCGCACGGCAAACATGACGTGCGATCCTCCAGAAGGCGTTGACAGAGGAACCGGAACGAACGCTGTAGAATATTGGACGGGCATGGTGCTTGCGTTTACGGAGAAATGATATGAAGATCACCTACAAAAATTGGATGTTTGATTCTTCCCGAACAGAAAAAGCTGCGCCCACACGAGAGCAGTCATTAAGCTGTGAGAGTATTTCTGCCGATACGCTGACAGTTGTTGTGCGATGCGACGATCCTTCGATTATGTCATTTCAGAAGAATGACGCTATTCGTTTCTGGGAAAACGATTCTAACGCATCAATGCAGACTTACTATTTACGGTCGATTGAGCGGACGGGCGCAACCGCATATAAAATTGTAGCGTGGTCTGCGGTCGGTTTATTGGCAACGATCCCGCATAAAGGCGGCATTTATACAGGGCAAACCGTTTCTGAGGTAATTTCCGATATTTGCGGTGCGGTTCCGGTTGTGGTCAAGAGCGTTTTTGCAAACGTTAAACTATACGGCTGGCTCCCGTATTGCCAGCCGAAAACAAACGGGCAAGGCAAAAGCGCAAGGGACAACCTGGCGCAAGTGCTTTTTGCAATTGGCGCATATTTGACAACCGACCTAAACGGCGTTTTGCACATTGATTCCCTGTGGGATGGAACGGCGTCTGTGATTCAAGGTAACAGAATGTATTTGAGCGGTGGAAAGGTTGGGTATAGCGACCCCATTTCTGCTGTGACGGTAACGGAGCATCAATACGTTGCGGGAACGGAAGTAAAGGAGCTATTCTCCGGCACGGCGCAGAATGGCGATATCATCACATTCTCCGAGCCGATGCACTCCCTCTCTGCGACTGGCTTCACAATCTTGGAAAGCGGCGCGAACTACGCCAAGATTTCCGCTGGCACTGGCGCACTGACCGGCAAGGCGTATATCCACAACACCCGCCTAATCACGCAGCCTGTGACGGCTGGCGCTGTGGAAAACATCAAATCAGTTACAGATGCCACACTGGTATCTCTGGTGAATTCCTACGCCGTGGCGAAGCGCCTTGCGGACTATTACCGATGCCGCGAGACTATCACCAATGACATTGTAAGCGGGCACGAGAAACCGGGCCATGTTGTAAGCGTATATCATCCGTATGACAAGAAAATGGTTTCCGCGTGTATCCAGTCTCTGGACACCACCATGAGCGCGACGCTTAAAAGCAGCATGGAGGCGCTGGTGGGCTTCACCCCGGCACAGCCGGAATCTGCGGAGTATTTTGACGAGCGGGTTGTTCTCACCGGCTCCGGCGAGTGGCAAGTGCCGGAGAATGTGACTGCAATCACGGCAGTCCTGATCGGCGGTGCGCAGGGTGGCCACTGCGGACACGGCGGCAATCCGGCGGAGGTCAAAACGGAAAGCTACACGGAAACGATCCTTGGATCGCTGCTCCAGCACAACACGGACAAGTGGGCGCTGGGCGGCAAGGGCGGCAAGGGCGGCGATCCCGGCTCCGGCGGCAAAATTTTGCAAGCGACGTTTGACGTAAATCCCGCGCAGAAGTTTTCCTTCGCCTGCGGTGTTGGCGGGTTTGGCGCGGCGTTTGACGCGAACAACTGGGCCAACACGCCCAACACGCCGGGAGCAGAAGGGACAAAGACCACCTTCGGCAGTCTTGACAGCGATTTTGGATCAGTATCCGAGATTGGCTACACGGACCCGGTGACCGGCGAGGTGTTCGCCGCGAAAGGCGAGCAGGGCATTGCCGGTGGTGACGGCGCGGGCATGAACCCGGATCACGGGGACAATGACCGGTATATCCCGCTGAAATCCACATCCGTTGTGGATGAGGACGGCCATGTGTGGGAGGGTGGTGCCACAAAGGTTAACGATAACGGCATTGTGCTCCCCAGCGTTGGCGATGAGCAAAGCTTCACTGGCGACTTGGAAGATGGCTATTGCGGCGGCGATGTAACGTACAACTGCGGCAGCGGCGCTGCCGCCGGTGCAAACGGAACAACCGGAAATGCCGCTGGCACATTCCGCCTTGTAAGTGTCCCCCGTAGTGGAATGCCCAAAACGTCTATCACCGTAAAGGCCAGCGGCAGCGCCTCCGTGCCCGGAGCCAACGCAACGCTGGTCCCAAGAAAGCCCGCTGCATACGGCAAAGGCGGCAGGGGCGGCTACGGTGGTGGAGGTGATGGCGCTACGGGCCTGAGCCTCACCTATTACGGCGGCAGCAAGAGCGGCACACTCAACAACTACCCGGGCAGCGTCCGCACCACCGGCAGCAACGGCGCACAGGGCGGCCCCGGCGGAGATGGCTGCATCATCCTGTACTACCGCAAACCGAAGCCGGTGCAGTCCGGCGCATTGAGAACAAGCGATGGCCGCGACCTGTTGGACGCCCTCGACCGCAGAATGATCGTATAAGGAGGTGCGCTATGCCGAACGATTATTACACCATGATTTTCACAGGCGAAAAAGTGGATGAGCTGCTGAAGCGCTTGGACGATGGGGAGATCATCATCCCATCCTCCACGGCGGGAAGCACGAAGAAATTCAAGCTGACGGTAGACGATACCGGCACCGTCAGCGCCACGGAGGTGACGTCCTGATGGTACAGGGTGATGCGTACAGCATCGATATCACGATTAAGAATCTGGGCGAGGCGATCCCGATTGACACCGTGGAGAAGGTAGAGGTCACCCTGCTGAACCTGACGCGGTCCTATCCAGAGGAGGTCACCTACTCGGACGGAAAATTCCACTTCCCGGTCACCCAGACGGAGACCTTCAAGCTCCCCCCGGTGTGCCCCATGCAGGTCCGGGTGAAGTTTACCGGCGGGGACGTGGTCGGCTCCCTGATCCAGATGGTGGAGGTGGCCGGGGCGATCAGTAAGGCGGTGCTGTGATGCTTACCTTTGAGCTGCAGCCGCGCAAGGCCCTTGAGATTTCCTTTGCCGTGTCCATCGTCGCGGGAAAGGGAGACCCCTACACCGGGGCGTATCAGGTGACGCCCAAGATCTACGGCCCGGTGGTGCTGGAGACAAAAGACAAGTCCATGGCGGACGATGTGACGGTCTTAAAAATCCCCCAATTTGAGGTGTCCAACGAGGCCGGGGGAAATACATTGATTATGGGAGACGAGTATTATGGCGGATAAGTACATCAACAAGGTCATCATCGGCAATGACGTCAAGCTGGACCTTACCGGGGACACCATCACTTCGGAGGACCTGAAAAAGAACGTCACGGCCCACGACAAAAGCGGTGCCCCCATCGTGGGAACCAACACCTTTGACGCCGACACCCAGGACGCCACGGCGGCAGCGGCGGAGCTGCTGGACGGCAAGACCGCTTATGCCCGGGGCGCAAAGCTCACCGGCACTATGCCCAACCAGGGCAGCAAAACCTTGACCATTGCAGTGAAAACAGAAACCCCCGCTATCCCCATGGGCTTTCACGACGGCTCCGGCAAGGCCCAGATCGACGCGGACGAACAGGCAAAGATCATCCCCGGCAACATCAAGCAGGGCGTGTCCATCCTTGGCGTAGAGGGCACTTATGGCGGCGAGGCCGTCAAGGCCCAACCCAACAAGAACGTCACCCCCACTATGGCCCAGCAGATCATCACCCCGGATGCGGAGTATGACTATCTGGCACAGGTGACCGTGGCGGCTATCCCCATCACCTACACGGACAACGCGGCGGGTGGCCAGACGTTGGCGGTGGGAGCGTGATGGTATGGCGGTCAATAAAGTGGAAATCAACGGGGAGACGAAGCTGGATCTGACACAGGACACCGTGACCCCGGAGAATCTGCTCTCCGGGGCCACCGCCCACAATGCGGCGGGGGAGCGGATCAGCGGCGCAGTTGCTGTCGCGGAGGCATCCACCACCACGCCGAAAGCCCCCGGCACGGCTGCGGTGGGCACGGAGCAAAAATACGCCAGAGGGGACCATGTTCACCCAAGCGAACGTCCAAAGGCCACCCAAGTGACGCTGACAGCTGCCGGGTGGGATTCCGGCACCAAGAAGCAGACGGTGACGGTTTCCGGGGTGCTTGCAGATACGAGCAAGCAGGTAATCTGGGTGGCGTTTGCATCGGAAACGGCGCTGGATGCGTACATGGACGCAGGCATCGTCCCGGTGGCGCAGGGAGCAAACACGGTGACATTCCGGGCAGATAAGGTTCCCACGGCGGACATTTCCGTGACGGTGTTGATGCAGGGGGTATTGACATGATTTACATTCCGCCTTGGCAAATGAAAAAGACGACTGCGTCTATTTATGGTGTCGAATGGGACGGCACGGAGACAACCAAATGGACGCGGACGGATATGTCTGCCAATTTCACGGATCCGCAGCCTGCGGTCAACAACGGCGCGGGCAGTTCGCCGTTCGATAATCTTATGCCCTGGGCGGGCATGGTGAAGGAGACGGACGCCACCGCCGGTACGCTGGTGAAGATCCCGAAGTTTTGGTACAAGTGGACCCGCAACGGCAAGAGCATGAAACTGCAAATTGCGGATAAGCCGCAAAATGGTTTTTACACCTCCCCGGCTCACGCCGACCGAGGCGACGGCAAGGGCGAGCGAGACTATGTATACGTTGGCCGGTATCACTGCAACAATAACTACAAGAGCCAGGCGGGAAGTCTGCCCATCAGCGACATGACCCGAGCCAATGCCCGAACCAACATCCACAATCTGGGTGCTTCCTACTGGCAGTATGACTTTGCCATGTATTGGACGATCATGATGCTGTACTTGGTGGAGTACGGTGATTGGAACAGTCGAAAGATTATCGGTTACGGCGGTTCTCCCGGCGGCAGTGCGTTCAGCATGGGTGCGACGGACGGCATGAAGTACCACACCGGCACTACCGCAGCCAGCCGCACTACCTATGGCTGCGTTCAGTACCGCTATATCGAGGGCCTGTGGGACAACGTGTTCGACTGGTGCGACGGTATTTACTTCTCCGGTGCGAATGTCTACTGCATCAAGGACCCGGCGCAGTTCAGCGACACCGGCAACGGTACGTTGGTCGGCACCCGTGCTACGAGCGAAGGTTACATTTCCGAGTGGACGAACCCCACGGCTTCCGGCTTTGAATACGCATTGTACCCAAACGCAGTGAGCGGCAGCGAGAGCAGCTACGTCTGCGATAAATACTTCTACAAACCTAATGGTGTTGTGCTGTACATTGGCGGTGCCTCTTTCATCCTTCTGCCCTGTGGTGCTTTCTGCATGTTCGGCAATCACGAGGCGTCGTTCGCGAACGTGTTCACCGGTTGCCGCCTCCAAAAACTCCCCTGATGGGGAGGGTCGGAAATCAATCCTCCGGCAGGTCCCACAGGGGCCGTGTCGAAATGCGTCGGAATGTGGGCCTTAAAACTGCAACTTTTAAGGAGTTAGAAATGGAAATTGTACAAATCGTAATCAGCGCCGTGACAGGCTCCGGGGTTACGGCCATCATTCTGGCTTTGCTCCAACGGAAGTGGGCCAAGGATGACAAAAGCGATGCCATCGTGGAGGCCCTGAAGGTTCTCATGGTGGATCGCGTCCGGCATTTGGGGCAGGCGTACATTGCGGATGGCTCCATCAGCCTGTCGGACAAAGAAGCCTTGGGAGAGATGCACCGTGCGTACAAGGCGCTGGGGGGCAACGGGCATCTCAACACGATCATGGCGGAGGTGGAAGACCTACCGCTGAGAAAGGAGTAACCATGGAAAATCTAAAAAAGCGGCTGGCAAACCTGCTGGCGGTAAAAAGCCTTGTGACCATCACCTTGACGGTGATCTTCGCGGTGCTGGCTCTGCGGGGTGACATTTCCGGGACGGAGTTTCTGACCATCTTCACGGTGGTCATCGGCTTTTACTTCGGCACCCAGAGGGTCAACGAGGACAAGAACAGTTAAAACCGGTTGAAGAATCAACCGAATTTTGAAAGGAGTACATTTTATGAACAAAACTTTTGAGAACATCATCAACGAGGGCAAGAAGAACGGCAAGAAGCTGAGCGAGATCAACGCCGAGCTGAAGGCGGCGGGCGCGACCTTCCATCTGGACTATACCATGACCCCCGACGGCCCCCAGACCGGCTGGTCTAAGCAAGAAATGAAGGAGGGCTTTATCCCTGCGGAGACCGAGCCGGAGGACGTGAAGCACCTCCACGATTACATGCGGCGTGACCCCGCCAAGGCCAACACCGAGGAGGAGGTCTGGGTCCCGGAAGGTCATTACCGCATTACCTTTGACGAGGACGGTCACGCCACCAAGGCCGTGAGAATCAATGGTTGATACGTTTGACTGCGCCCGTGCGCAGATCTACCACAACACCGGCAAGCTGACCCCGGCGCAGATCAAGGCCAAGACCGGCTGCACCCACATCATTAACGGCTATCTGTTCAACGGCAAGTTTCAGCCGGTGGGCTGGACGGTGATCGACAGCAAGGTCATCAGCCGGGACAAATACCAGGACTGGGGCGTGTCCATTGGCAGTGACGGCAAACCGCAGATGCTAACGGACCGGGGAGGATCTTTCCTCTCCGGCGTCCCGATCCTCAAGGGCGGGTCCAAGCTCTACCGGGGCCTGACCGCCGACGTGGCCCGGCCTGCTGCCCGGACGGCGGTGGGCTGGATGCCCAACGGCAAGGTATGCCTGTGGTGCGACAAGACCAGCCTGACCCGTGAGCAGCTCCAGAATAAGCTGCTGGGGCTGGGCGTGGTGGACGCCCTCATGCTGGACGGCGGCGGCTCCACGCAGGGCATTTTTCCCGGCGGGAAGGTGGTCAGCAGCCGAAAGGTGCCCACGCTGCTGCTGTTCTGGGAGCGGTCGGCCAAGGTGGAAGATCAAGCCCTCGTATGGGGCAAGGCTTACGGCCTGCTGACGGACGCCAACGCCGGGGAGACCGTGACACGGGCCGACATGGTCCGGGCGCTGTATCAGATTTGGGGGGACAAAAATGGTTGAGATCCACGCTTACAGCAAAGCCGCCTCCGGGGGCAAGCAGCTCTCCGCCCATTTTAAGGTGCGGGAGTTTGCATGTGGAGACGGCAGTGACGCTGTTTTGGTGGCTCCCCGGCTGGTGATGGTGTTGGAAACCATCCGCGCCCACTTCGACGCTCCGGTGGTCATCCACAGCGGGTACAGAACGCCGCAGTACAATGCCAAGGTGAACGGTGCGGCCCACAGCCAGCACTGCTATGGCATGGCGGCGGATATTTCCGTCAGCGGCCAAAAACCGGAGACGGTGGCGACCTTCGCCCGACAGCTGATGCCGGACTGGGGCGGCGTAGGCATCTACGCCAAGAAGGGCTTTACCCACATCGACGTGCGGGAGAAACGCTCCGACTGGACGAGCTAAACATCTGAAAGGAGGGCCAGAAGATGGCAACATCCACGCGGGAACGCGCTCTGCAAGTCTGGAAAACCCATGGAAAAAACAAACCGAGAGATCCGGGCGCTGTTGTCATCCATGGCCCCGGCCCGGGCGGCGCAGGCCGTCCGGCTGGTAGGCTTGCCGCCTGACGAGGAGACGGCGGTGCTGGCGGTGGACGTCCACGGCCAGAGCTGTCTACAGGCGGCGGCGTTGCTCCACGTCAGCGTGGACGGCCTTGCCAAGATCCGGCGGCGTGCCTACGCCAAGATCGCGGATGATATGCAGGGATGAGGAAAGCCGTGTCCGAATCGGACACGGCTTTCCTCTATCTTTCCAGCTCATTTTCGAGCGCTTCGATAATGAATTGACGCTTAGAAATTCTTCTGCTGGCGGCGGCATCGGAGATCTGCTGCATCATTTCTTTAGGGATGTCAGCCGTTAGTCTGGTATAGTTCTCAGCACGCCACCGCTTTTTCGCCTGGTCCTCTTTCTCAACGGCGGCATCTGACATGATATAGTGATAGATCTTCCCGTCAGGCATCCGCTTTGTTCGCTCACGCGTCATTCCGCTCCACCTCCAGACCTTTTCTGATGAGCCGCTTGATCTCCGTCTGGCGGGCCTTGCCTTCCAGCGCGGCGAGGATGTCGGCATCGGTGTTGTTGTTGAGCTTTAGCCCGATGAAGGTGGTGTTTTGCGACATCCACTGGCGTTTCGCTTCGCTATCCGGCATTCAGGCCCCCTCCTGTGCTTCGATCAGATCCAGCAGCGCAGTGTTCCCGATTTCGTGGATGTCCCGGTTAATGTCACCGCTAAAAATCGCGCGATTTTCGGCAGGGATCTTGTAATATGCGGCTTTGGAAATCTCGGTTTTTTCTTCCAGATGGGCGATGCGGTTTCCCTTGTTGGATTTACGCACGGAAAAAACGGCCTTGTAAAAAGTATCATAGCCGGAAATCTTGATGTAGATGGTTTTCATTTTCATTCTCCTTTGTCGCTGCGGATCAGATGCTCCGTGGCAATACGGGTGTTCTCGTCGGCGGGTTCTATGTCCCAACCTCTGTCATAGTTGCAAACAATTTCGCCGTTCCGCTTGAGCATCAGCTTGGAAATGCGACCTCCATCAATTCCCCATTTAGAACCTTCATCGTATTGCTTCATCCAGTAGTGAAAACTCTCGCCGTTGACCTTGATGCTACCTTCCTTCCACATTTTCGCGTACCCCTTTCCTTTACTGTACCTATAATATACAATAGGTTTAACCTATTGTCAATAGGTTAAACCGAATTTCTCAAAATATTTTTATGGCAGTTTGAGGGCAGAATACAGGCAGTTTCCGGGCAGTTTGGCTGTCCGGATTTTTTGTATCATATACGTGTAAAGGAGGCGCACACAATGTACGAGCGGCTTTTGGCCTGCGGGTATCCGGCGGAGTTGGCGCGAGAGATCATAGCGCAGACCGATCCAGCGGAGCTGGAACGCTGTGTGCGCATGATTGAGCTTTTATACGATGACCGGAGGGAGTATGTATAACCATTTCAACCCCAACCCCTGCGGGAAAAATGTAGGGGACTGCACCGTGCGGGCAATCGTCAAGGCTACCGGGATGGATTGGGGCGAAATTTATTTGCGGCTCTGTATCCAAGGGTATCTGGACGGGGATATGCCGTCGGCAAACGCCTGTTGGGGGCGGTATCTCCGCAGCATCGGATATCGGCGGTACATCGTGCCGGACACCTGCCCAGACTGCTACACGGTGGGCCAATTTGCGGAGGATCACCCAAAAGGCACCTATATTCTGGCTCTGTCCGGCCATGTGGTCTGCGTCTGCGACGGCATGATCTGGGACAGCTGGGACAGCAGCAACGAGAACATCTTGTATTACTGGGTCAAGGAGGATGACTAAAATGGCTTACACACCTTACGGATGGCAAAACCCTTATTATGCACAGCCCATGCCGGATAATCTGGCACAACTCCGTCAACAGCAGATGCCTCCAATGATGGCACCACAGCCCCCTCAGAATCCGGTGGCGCAGAGCGGTGTGCAGTGGGTCAGCGGCGAACAGGAGGCCCGGAACTGGATGATTGCACCCAATGCCGCCGTGGCTTTGTGGGACAGCTCCGCGCCTACGGTGTACCTCAAGAAGGCGGATGCCAGCGGTAAACCGTCCCTCACGATTTATGACCTCGTAGAACGCACAGAAACGCCCCGTACAGCCACGCAGGAAAAGGGCGTGGAGTTTGTGTCACCAGAAAAGAATTCGACGCACTAGCGGCGCTTGTGGGCGAATTGAAGGGCAAGAAGAAGCGCAAGGTAGAGGAGGAAGAGGACGATGAGTAACAATCCGTTTTTCAATGCGTTAGGTGGCGGACAGATGCCGGGGTCGATGAGCGGCTTTCCTCAGCTTTTACAGCAGTTCAAGCAGTTCAAGGCAAGTTTTAAAGGCGACCCAAAAGCGGAAGTGGAGAAGATGCTGCAAAGCGGCAAAATCTCACAAGATCAGTTGAACAAGATACAGTCAATGGCAAACCAATTTCAGGGGCTTTTCAAGTAATCAAAATCGTGGCCACGGTTTGATATAAATATTTTTTCAAAAGGAGTGATACTATGTCTCTTTCCTCTGACGGCACCATGCTGACTATGCCTGTGGCTCCTGCCAACACCGGAAACGGTAACGGCTTCGGCTGGGGCGGCGATGGCGCATGGTGGATCGTGCTGTTCCTCATTTTCGCTGCGTTCGGCGGCTGGGGTAACGGCTTCGGTTTCGGTGGCGGCGGCAACGGCGTGATGGACGGTTATGTCCTGACCTCTGATTTTGCCAATGTCGAGCGCAAGATCGACAGTGTAAATCAGGGTCTTTGCGACGGATTTTACCAGCAGGCGCAGCTTATCAACGGCACCAACATGGCGATGGCAAACGGCTTTGGGCAGGCTGAGCTTTCCCGCAGTAACCAGCAGGCGGCTCTCATGCAGCAGTTGACTGCCATGCAGATGCAGGCCGCTGAGTGCTGCTGCAACACCCAGCGCAGCATCGAGGGCGTGCGCTATGACATGGCCGCGCAGGCGTGCGATACCCGGAACACGGTGCAGAACGCCACCCGGGACATTATCGACAATGCCAACAGCAACAGCCGCGCCATTTTGGATTTCCTGACCCAGAGCAAGCTGCAGGATCTCCAGAGCGAGAACCAGGGCTTGAAGCTGGCCGCATCTCAGGCGGCACAGAACAGCTATCTGGTGTCCCAGCTCCGGCCTTCTCCCATTCCGGCCTACACGGTGCAGAACCCCTATTGCTGCAACCAGTTTGCCGGATGCGGCTGCTGACAACTGCATAGCGTAGCTTTTTGTTGGCAATGTTTTGTTGACGCCAACAAAATGTTCGGCCCCGTGCCGATACTGATGACAAAGCGGCGGGGCAGTAGCCCTGCCGCTGATTTTATGAAAGGAGATTTCTATGCCTGAATACACTGCCATTGCCGCACAGACCGTAGCGGCAAACCAGAACGTGCTTTTTACGGAAGCACCGATTCCCTGCACTAAGGGCCTTGTGACGCACCGCGCAGGCTCCGGCCTGTTTAACCTCCGTGGTAACTGCTCCCAGTGCCGCGTCCGCTACAAGGTGGACTTTATCGGCAATATTGCCGTAAGCACCGGCGGGACACCCGGTCCCATCTCCATTGCCATTGCGGTTGACGGTGAGCCGCTCCCGTCCTCCGTTGCGACGGTGACGCCCACGGTTGCGGGGGCATTTTTTAACGTGGCGGCGTCCGAGTACGTTGACGTTACAAAGGGCTGCTGCGCGTCGCTGTCCATCCGCAACGTTAGTGGCGAGGACATTGACGTGAGCAACGCGAACCTTATCATTACCAGAGTTTGCTGAGAAAGGAGAACACAATGGGAATGAAATCTATGTATGAACTGCGGGATATGCTCTGCAAGGAACTTGACGAGCTGATCCGCAAGGGCGAGCTGGGCGCCGGGGATCTGGACATTGCCCACAAGCTGACGGATACCATCAAAAACATCGACAAGATCGAGGCGATGGACGAGCGTGGATATTCCGGGCGCTATCTGGACGATGATATGCGCGGCTACAGCCGTGGCAGCTCCTATGCCCGTCGGCATTACGTCCGAGGTCATTACAGCCGCACGGACGCAACTGAGCATCTGCGCAGCCAGATCAACGATATGATGCGCGAGACCGACGATGACCGCATCAAGGATGCCCTGCGCCGTGCAATGGACATGATGGAGGAATAAGGGGGTAGGCCCCAATGATTGACGATCGAGAAGTGGCGCTATGGATCAAGCGGTTAGAGACGGAAGAATCCAGTTGGTCAAACTACGAAAAGCTGGCGGCGCTGTATACCATCCAAAACCAGAACCGGGCGCCGGTGAGGGAATCTCGCATGATCGAGGCGTATTCTGCGGCTCCCGCACCTGACAGCGAATTCCTCCGGGCAGTGTCCAACGTTGACCCAGCCCGTGCGTGGGAGGTCATGGACGAGCTGATGGACAGCTTGAAAGTGGTCAACGAGCGGGTTTATAATAGCGTCATGCGGAAATTGGAAAGCTAAACTTAAACCCCTCGGCAAATGCCGGGGGGTTAGTTATATTTTGACGTAGGCGTTGTGACGTGAAAATAAGACTAACTGGGCGTTACAAAAAACGCACCGTCATTGTCTGCGTCGATGCGCTGGATCGTGCGTACCCAGAATTCTTTCTTTGCCTGCCGGTCTAAATCAGGATATTCCTTCAACTCTCGCCGTAATGTTTCAAGGTCAAATTCTTTTATAGGCTCCGGGTTTATTGCCGCGAGCTGCTGTTTCAAGTCTGTATAGTCTTTTTTGTATTCTTCGATTTCGATCAAATCCGACAGATACAATTCTTTTAGCTTTTGCATTTTCCGTTTGATTTGCTCCGCCGTTTTGGGCGGCTTTTTTTCTGCGGTTTTTGATTTGGAGTAATACTTTTTTGCGATCCCCTCAAATTCTCGCAGAAGGTAATCCTCCAGCACATCTTCCCGGATTCTGAGAATATGCGGGCAGTCGGCTGGGTCAAGTATGTGCGTTCTGCATCGGTAGTACTTGTATACTTTCTTTACGGTTTCCGGCTGCATATTTCTCCCACACTCCCGGCAGCGGAGAATCCCGGTAAACAAATATATTCGATCCGCACTGGCGTTCCGTTGGCTTCGCCGTTCCAGAATTTTTCCAGCAAGGTCAAAGGTTTCTTGATCGACAAGCGCTGGCAATGCGTTTTCCACTCCGAACGCCTCACCTAAGTACAGCCGGTTCCCCAAAGCATCTTTGTATTTGTTATACGAGCGCTTGATCCTCCACTCCGTTGCCATATACCGCCTTAAAGCAAGGATGCTTTGCAGCCGTATAAAGGCAGGGAACATATCTCGTGCCGCATCTGCGGTTTCTTCATCAATGGCGTAGCGCCGGTTCTTTACGCAGATTCCGATGGGAGTTTTCCCGTTGGTTGGCTGGCCCTTTGCCCTCTTGCCTTCGTTGATGGCCTTAATGCGCTCCGATGTACGGTCAGCTTCGTCCTGCGCTACCGACAACATAATATTGACCTTCAATCGCCCTGATGCAGTCCGCGTTTCGTAGTCCTCTCTGATGGCCTGCCAATCTACATGATTTTTGTCGAGAACCTCTTGCACGGCGTAGTACCCCGCCACATTCCGAAACCACCTATCCAGCTTGACAAAAAGGATGGTGTCGATTTTCCCGGCGCGGCAATCATCAAGCAGACGCAGCAAGGCCGGACGCTTTTTATACGGCTTTCTGGCGCTGATTCCGGCGTCCTCGTAAATGCCCACAACCTCCATGCCGTGTGCGGCGGCATATGCAATCAGAGCCTCCCGCTGGTCTGCCAGGGACAGGCCGTGCTTCGCCTGTTCTTCGGTCGATACCCTGATGTACAGTGCTACACGGATGCGTAGATTATTTGGTAGAGTGACCACTATTTTTTGGCACATGTTATCCCCTCCAAAATCCATAGTTAGCACAATGGATGTCAACCCAAACGCACCAGGCAAAAAGCCCGATGATCAATAGTGACAAACCGAGTATGATCCACCTGTATAGCTTCACGGAGTGCCAAAGATTGCACAGTTCTGTGTCCATCAGGCCGATGGTCTGCCGCTTATTCTCAAGGCGGTGTTCTAGTCCGTCCTTTTCCGCTTGCAACGTTTCCTCACTGGCCGTCAGATGATCTCCGATGCCGTAAAATTCATCCAGCGACACGCCAAGGACGGCGCATATTGGCCCAACCGTGGAGATATAGGGGGCCTTGGAAGCATGGGTAAAGAAATTGTTGACGGTAGACGGCGGAATTCCCGATGCTTCAGCTATGTCCTGAATGGTCATACCCAAAGCGTTACGTTTCTCCTTACAAACTTCCTGAATTGTCATAAAAAGTGCCTCCTTACCCCCAAAATCAAAATATGGGTAAAGGCGGCACAAACTTTTAAACGGCTGAAAATGCCAAAAACCAAGCTTTGGGACTTGCCCACCCAACCCTGTTTTTGCTACGCTTTGATTACGGCAAGCCAATCCCCCCAAGGCTTGCCCTCCGGCCCTCGCCGTTTGTTGCAGAGGCGGCGGGGCCGGGTTTTTCACTTACTTTATTTCCCAAGAGTTTCCGCAATTCTGGCAAAGGCAAATCTTTTGATTTTTTACAACGGTCTTTTCGCCACCTTTGCTTTTCTTCCACACGAGATTAGACATGCCAAGGGTTGATACCGCCATCAAGCCGCGAGCAGCATTGTTGATATGGCCTCCGATACCGTTCCCGTGCTTTTTGGTTTTACTTGACACTTGCTCCATAGAGATTGTTACATTTTCGCTTCCGCAATTAGGGCAAACCATAGCGAAGCTCCTTTCATTCTTTTATATGGGTATATGTAAATATTCAATATGCGCGGTCAACCGTCATGCCCCCATATCTTGCGGTTGCAAAATCATGGTGGTGTGCTATAATAATCGAACAGACGTTCTATTCGCAAATGATGAACGGAGGATATATAGATGTTGGATTTACCGGCAAACTGTGATATAATGGCAACAGAACAGCTTGAAGAAATTCGCAACAAACTGATGCATGCCGTACTGCTTTTGCCGCAAGAGGAACAGGTAGAATTGCTGCGAATGATTAAAGGAGAAAACGATGGTGTATAATCAATTGTGGTATGAAAATCCCAATGTTCTTAAAGCCGTAAACGCGTGTCTCAACGTATTGGAAGCGTCTGGCATTTCGGCGGAATGCGCTACACTTGTTCCGGACTGTTTGGCGGAGGCTATTAAATGCAGCAACTATGAAACGCTAAAGCAAGGGGCATTCAAGAGCGTTCCCATTTCTGTAACCGCCAATAATGACGGCGGGTACAGTATTATGCCTGAAAGCCTACAATGTATTGATTTACTATGGCCGAAGTAATGCTATTTGCCACCGTTTCAATTACCGATAGAGATATTGACTTTAAGGATTTTAAAACAGCGCTGGTTTTTGCCCAACTTTCTTTTCCCCCGATGTTTGCGATAAAGTCATGGCCTTTTGGCGTGATGTGATAAATTGTATTCAAGTAAAAATATCCAAACATTTCGCTTGTTGCAAAGGAAAAATCTGTTTTTAAGTATCCGCTTTCTGAAAGCTGTACAACATGATATATGATCTCTTCTCTTGAATAGCGGCCAGAAAGCAAGCGCACCAAACAGGGAATGCTGACATAGCTAAATTTTCTTAGCCCATTTGGATTTTCAACCGCAGTTTCAACGGAAATACGATCTTCGACCAAAAGCATAATATCCCGCAAGCAATCTGGGTTCAGTTTCATTCCGTGCCCCTCTTGCTTTTCAGATACCCGATATACCGGCATACTTCCGCCAGTTCGGCGGGTGTCGCGTCCCGGATATAATCTAATATTTCCTGCGCTTCCGCGCTCACACCCTCGATCTTCGGATCGGGGGTTTCTTTTATGCTCTTATCTTCCGTTTTGCCCTGGAGCCATTCAACGGATACGTGGTATAGTGCCGAGACTTGGTAGATGTAATTCTTGTATGATTCCGAATTCCCGGCAATCCAATCAGAAACAATGTGACCGTCCTTAAATCCTATCGAACGTGCAAATTGAGACAATGCTCCGTGCTTAAAGTTTCCGTTTTCTTTTTTGGGGATTAAAGTCAACATTCTCTCTAGCGTTATATCCATATTTAGCCCCCAAATTTTGTGCAACCATACAAAACAGTTTAATTAAACCAATTAGGTATTGCAAACGGTTTGAATGTGAGGTATCATATACCTAAGCCCACCGGAAAAGGGTACACGAAAACCAGCCCCCATAAAAGCGGCTTTTGCAATGTCTTTTGGCGATTTCATTGTAATACGCTTTCCGGGTCGTGTCAAGCGTGATTTCTCACATTCATGAGGTTTCGGCGGGTATTGACTGCGGCAGAGATAAAAAAACCGCCCCGAAGTCTCTGCAACAAACTTCGGGGTGGTTGGAAGCGAACTCGTTTGCTAAATGGAATACCCCTCTGCAACAGAGTACGCCATTTGGCGCGTAGTTTAACTCCCATGCTTACCATACCACATATTTCTGCCGCAGTCAATGATTTCTCACACCGAAAGGAGGGCACATGACTTGGCATTGAAGGAACTTCGAGAACGTTCCAGCCTGACCCGTGCACAGGTAGCAAAGAAACTGAATGTGGACTTGTCCTGTGTGACGCATTGGGAACTGGGAGACTGGCGACCGGCACGGAAGTACCACAAGAAGCTGGCGAGGATGTACGGCGTGACGGTGGACGAACTGTTCGAATCCAGCGATGGGGAATAAAAAATGCCCCGCCCGGTGTAGCAGACCGGGCAGGGCGGCGGAACAAATCTTAGGCTCAGATATGTGTCCTGTGGCTATTTTAGCACAGGGGAAAGGAAAAGGCAATGGCGAAGAAACGAAAAATCGAATACCGGGTGATCTGGGTGTCTCCGCCTGACCCGGTGAAGATCATGACGGAGTTCGGCAAGATCTGGTCGAGGGAGCATGGCCTTGAGTTTGACGGTGTTTACACCAAAGAGGGGGACATCAAACAATGAGCTGGAACCTGTTTTTTATGATCCTGGGCGTGGCGTATGCGGCCACTTGGGTATTCAAGATCGTAGATTTCATCGAAGGAGGGAATCCGCATGAGAAAGCATGACCGGCGCACCAGAGAGCAGCGGAAGGCGGACGCCTCCGCATGGATGGGCTTTATGAGTTTTCTGGCCCTGCTGCTGATCACCATTGCGTATATGGTGGTGAGCGCGCGATGAACAGAGCGAACCGGCATGAGCGCCATCCGCTGGATCTCTGCCCGGTGTGCGGCATGGACAGCGGTGAGCGGGTGCAGTCCACGGACGCACCGTTTAAGCACTATGTACGGTGTTCCACCTGCGGTGCTATCACAGCGGGTTACGCCCAGCAATCCAACGCCACGAAAGCGTGGAAGAGAGGGGATGCGTGGAAATGAAGATCTATCCGGTGTGCGCGAGATGTTCCATCGTCATGAACCCCAATGCGTTTGACGATGTGGCTCCGGGGTTTTTGATCAACGGCGAGTGCTACTGCCCGGAGTGCGCGAAGGATTGGCTCAAGGATGAAGTTGACAGCGATCCGGAAGCCGTGGCACGGGCCATGGGGATCGCAATTATCGACATCCCGGAGGGCTGATATGAACCAGTGTGAGCGGATCTTGAAGTATCTGGATGAACACGGCAGTATCACACGGGCCGAGGCCATGAGCGAGTGCGGGATTGCCAATTTCACGGCGCGGGTCTCTGACTTGCGGCGGGACGGCGTGGCGCTGGACGTGGAGACGGTCACACAGAAGAACCGCTACGGCGAGACTGTGCGGTTTGCGAGATATAGGAGGAAAGAAAATGGCACTGAAATCATTTAACGAGTTAATTAAAATCGATGTGCGTCCACAATGCGATACGCGGGATGCCAAAGACGAAAACGGCAAGACAATCAAAGTCCCGTATTTGAGTTGGGGCAAATGTGTGAAGCTGCTGCACGAAAACGGAGCAAATGATGTGTGGTATGCGCCGGTGGAGTGCCCAACCACTCACACTTATCTTTGGCCCCAAGCAAAAGTGTCCACCAGCAAAGGGCGCGATACGGAATGCTGGTTTGTGCGGGTGTTGATCCACATTGATGATTTGGAATTTGTATACGATACGCCGCTGCTGAATGGATCCCTGGTGGTTTACACTGACACTCTGAACCAGCTGCGGATCAACAATGCCCTTGCCAGAGCATTTGTGAAGGGCGTTGCCATCAGAACCGGTCTTGGATTTGACTTATGGGCGGAATCCGATGCGGATGACGGCGAGGATGATTTGAGCCGTCATAGCATCTGGGCCATCAAGGAGAGACTGGAACGGCTCATTACGGCAAAAGAGCAGCGGGGTCTTGACCACAAAGATCTGCTGCACGCATTGAATATCAACGAAAAACAGTTAGGCACAATGCTTGGATATTTCGCAACGATTGATAAGCTGGAAAAGGCTGTGATGCGGCTATGATCCACAACCATGACCGGAGCGGATGGTTTGGGGCATCAGACACAGCAATCATCATGGGTCGGTGGGACACGGAAACATTCCGCCGCTGGTGGCTGCAAAAAATAGGGATTCGTAAAGAACACTTTACGACGCCCGCCATGCAGGCCGGAACGGCATATGAGCATCGCATCTTGTCAGCAATTGGCGTAAGAACTATGGACAAGCAGATTCGCATACGGCGATATCGGCTGCGGGTAAATTATGACGGCGAGTTTCCGGATACGATCATTGAGGTAAAAACCTACGGGAAACCGGTATTTAAGGTCAGCAAAGCATATTGGCAACAATGCCAGGTTGAAATGTTTGCCAGCGGCTACGGTTTTTGGAGACATCGGAAGCGATGCAACATTGTGGCATACCGTTTGTCTGAGGCCGAAATGCAGAATTACTTTTTGGCAGTGGACACCCGGCGATTATCCAGCCATGAAGTCCAGTATGATGAGTGTTGGGTGAGAGACGCGTATTTGCCAAGGCTTCGGTATTTGGCAAGATGCTTGCGGACAGGGCATTGGCCCAGCATGGAGGAATTTTATGCAACTGGTTAACACCAAGGCGTTCCGCTGGACGATGGATGCCACCGGTGATTGGTTGTGCGTCCAGACCAACAAGGCGCGACAGGTGCTTGACGCACTGAAAGAGGGTCAAGTCTATGACGTGGAGATCAAAGAACACCGGGAGAAGCGGAGCCTCGACGCGAATGCGTACTTCTGGGTTCTGGTTGACCGGCTGGCTGAAAAGCTGCGGATTCCCAAGACGGATATTTACCGGAGATACATTCGGGAGATCGGCGGCAATCATGAAATGGTCTGCGTGATCGATTCAGCCGTGGAAAAGCTGCGGAACGGGTGGGAACACAATGGGCTTGGCTGGCAGACGGATACCATGGCAAGCAGGATCCCCGGCTGCACCAACGTGATTTTGTATTACGGCTCCAGCACCTACAACACCCGGCAAATGTCACATTTGATCGATATGGCGGTGCAGGACTGTGTGGAGCAAGGTATTGAGACCCTGCCTCCGGACAAGCTGGCAGGGATGATGGAGGAATGGGGATGCACAAAATGACAAAGGCCACGTCCATTCCGCAATCCGTGAAGGTTGTTGTATGGGCGCGGGACAATCACCAGTGCGTGATCTGCGGGTCTCCCGCAGGCGCGCCGGTGGCCCATGTGGTACGACGTTCGCAGGGCGGCAGAGGAATTGAGCAGAACATTGCAACCCTCTGCCCCCGTTGCCATCGCCTGTTTGACGAGGGGCCATTACGAGACCGCGAGCGCATCTATGTGCGGCTGGTGGCGCACATGAAAGCATTTTACCCGGATTGGAACCGGGAGGACATGATTTACAGAAAGGGAGCTATTTCATGCTGAACAGAATTATTGTGATGGGCCGGATGACCCGTGACCCTGAATTGCGCCGCACCAACAGCGGCACGGCGGTGGCATCCTTCACCGTGGCGGTGGACCGGGATTTTAAGTCCCAATCCGGCGAGAAGGAAACGGATTTCATCGACGTGGTGGCATGGCGCAACACCGCAGAATTTGTGAGCAAGTATTTTTCTAAGGGCCGCATGGCCGTAGTGGAGGGCCGCTTGCAGATCCGTGACTGGACGGACAAGGACGGCAATAAACGCCGCAGCGCCGAGATTGTGGCAGACAGCGTGTACTTTGGCGATTCCAAGCGGGACGGCGGGGAAACGGCGCAGAGCGAACCGCAGGGCGGTTTCAGCGAGATCGAGGATGCTGGGGACTTCCCGTTCTAAGGCGGTGGGCGAATGCCGAACAGGATCATCAAGGATAGCATCAGGACGAGCAAAAGCATCAATGCAATGTCGGATTTCCAATTCCGGTTGTGGGCGTACCTGATCACCTACGTTGATGATTATGGGCGCGGCAGCGCAGACCCGGAATTGCTCAAAGGCTTTGTATTCCCCCGCAGAAAAGGTGTGACTGAGGGAACGATCAGTAAGACGCTTGCAGAATTGGCGACCATAGGCTCTGTGATCCTCTATGAAGTTGACGGAGAACCGTACCTATGTTTTCCGAACTGGAGCGAACACCAGACGGTGAGGAACAAAGTAAGCAAATTCCCGGCACCTGCTGACGGATTGATTACATCTGAAATCAATTGCAATCAATTGCAAGCAGGTGAAAGCAAATGCGCCCGTAATCCAATCCAGAATCCAGAATCCAGAATCCAGAATCCAGAAGAAGTAGGCGGCGAGCCGCAAACGGCATCCCCGCCGGTGGTTTCCATCCCCCTCAATGACGGCACTGAATATCCGGTGTCGCAGGAGCAATGCCAGGAATGGGCAGGCGTGTACCCTGCTGTCGACGTGATACAGCAGTTGCGGGAAATGCGGGAATGGTGCCTGAATAACCCGGCGAAGCGGAAAACGGCGCGTGGTGTGCGCGGATTCATTACCCGCTGGCTGGCGAAAGAACAGGACCGCGGTGGCCGCAAGGGCGCGAAAGGCCCCGGCAGCAAATGCGAGGACGCTTGGGGGTATGTGTGATGGCGGGAGATTTTAAGCTGGCCGAGCTGTTGCGCCCATGCCGGAGATGGAAGGCGGCAAGGACGCCGGATGTGACGTACCAGTCTCAGCAGCTTTGTTGGGACTGCGCCAATGTATACGGCGGCTGCGAGTGGGCGGCGCGGTTTGAGCCTGTTCCCGGCTGGGATGCGATAGCCACAACACGGACGGTCAGCGGGAAGTTTGTAGAGAAATCTTTTAGCGTCCGTTCCTGCCCAAAATTCAGGAGGGGATGATTGAAAAATGTTTGGAAATAAGCGCTTGAAAGCAGAAATAGTCCGGCTGAGTTATCGAGTGGCAGAGCTGGAAGAGCGGCTTTGCCCATGCGAGCAGCATGACTGGAAACGCACCGGAGTTGATTACAGCTACGATGGAGCAGGCTGCTGCGATGCCATGTATAACTACAAGTGCGCAAGGTGCGGCAAAAAAATGCGCTCCTTCCAGCCGTACCTGGAATTGGATGGTGATCTGGGAAATGATGCGGATCGTGGTTGATATTTACGGCGAGGATACGCAGGGAACGAAGGAGGCGGTAGCTATGCTGCTGGAGCCTCTGGGCCGCGTCCGGGTGGTCAGCGTCATTACCAATGGCAAGGAGGAAAAGCGGTGATTGCATTTGAAATCCCCTATCCGGCAACAAAGCGCGGTAAAGCGGCGTGGAACAAGCGGTTTGGCCTGAACGCGTATTACGCCGGTAAGCATTGGTCGCAGCGGAAGAAGGACGCGGAAGAGCTGCACGAGCTGGCCCACTGGGCAATGCGAAAAGCAGGAATTGCAAAACGTCTGGTAAATCACCCCGTCAAGGTGACATTTTTCTGGAATGACAATCTGGACGTTGACAATCACGGCGCGCTGGGCAAGGCCTTTGTGGACGCGATGAAGGGCTATATTTTGCCAGACGATAACCGTAAGTGGTTCCGTGCCGTGGAACACAAATTTTGGAGCGGAGATACGATCCGCGTGGAAATTGGGGAGGCAGAATGATGGATGCTGTGGAGTTTTTGGAACAACTGAAAAAACGCAGTAAAAGCAACCCAGATTATTACGGTGAAGAACTTAATATTGCGCATATTGAACCAATATCACTCGTTAGTAAAGTCGAACAATGGGCAAAGGAGCACCCCGTAAAAACCAGGCAGAGCGTGTTTCTTGAGCAGTTTCCAAATGCGCCAATATATACGAACACACATAACGTTGCTTTAGACCCATGCCTTGTTGATACAACGTTACGCGGACATTGCCCGACTGGAAGAGGTTGTGATATTTGCCGCCGGGAATTCTGGCTTGCGGAGGTGGAGGAATGAAAGTGCTGGTAGCCTGCGAGGAATCGCAGGAAGTCTGCAAGGCATTCCGGGCGCTGGGCCACGAGGCGTATAGCTGCGACATTCAGGAGCCGTCCGGCGGGCATCCTGAGTGGCACATCTTAGGCGATGCGCTCAAGGCCATCGAGGGGGGGCAAGTGACCACCATAGACGGGGAGACGCATGACGTCGGCAAATGGGATCTACTGATCGCGCACCCGCCGTGCACATACCTAACTGTTACGGGAAATCGCTGGTTTAACACGGAAAGATATGGCGAAAAGGCGGTCAGACGGTTGCAGTTGCGGGAAGAAGCTGCGGCGTTTTTCCTGGCATTTGTAAATGCCAACGTTTGTAAAATCGCGGTAGAAAATCCGGTCGGATATATGTCTACATACTATCGCAAGCCGGATTGCATTATCCAGCCCTATGAGTTCGGGCACCAGGCAAGAAAAAAGACTTGCCTGTGGTTAAAGAGCCTTCCCACTTTGAAACCGACAAATATTGTAGACGCAGGAGAAATTTTACCAGGTGGATACAGTGTAGGTGCGAGTGCGAATTATGCGAAAGATAAAAAAGGGAAAGCCCTGAGATGGAATGACCCGCGCACGGCAAGGACCAGAAGCAAAACCTTCCCCGGCATCGCCAGAGCCATGGCGGAGCAATGGGGCGGAGATATAAGGGAGGATAAGTGATGAAAAAATGCACTGGTGAAAACTGCCCCATGCAGATGGGCTATGACGTTGAAAAATGCGCCGCAATCG